GGAGGAAGATTGAGAGAATTGTAGAGTTTCTTTTTAAAATACTCCACATCCTTGAGTTCGCCAAGGTTCTGTCCGCCAGGTAGAGTTGTGATCTCAGTGCCACGTCCACCCTCTCTACGAGGTAACCAGAAATCCTCTAGCATACTCATGTGCTTTTTGTCATCACGGATCTCACCAGTGCTAGCATCATATACTAGCTTGTTACGATAGCGAGACATCACATCGCGGAGATATTGTTCTGCTTTGACTTTTGGTAGATTACCAACATCAATGTAGAAAATTCTACGCTCAGGTGCGCGAGACAATCTGTAAATAACAAGAGCATCCTCAATCATTCTAAGTTGATTGAGTGACTTGATTCCTTTGTGTAGGAAACTCAAGTGCATTCTCTTGTTAAGATCTTGTAGTCCTGAGGAACAGAATGCAATTGCATCGGAAGCAATCTTAATTCCTTGGGAGTTTGACATATCACCGACAGGACCGAGAGCTCCGCCTCGTAGATATCCTTTGGGATTGTATAGGAAGTAATCAATGTAATTACCCCATTCGTATTCCAGGGCAGTTCCTTTGATTGCTCTATTAATTCTTGGGTCTTGGGAAGAATCCTTTCCAAGTTTTTGTCTTACTTTACGAATCTTGAGTGGATCAATGTAGCGTAACTCAAGGATTCCTTTCTTTGGATTGTCAAGATCAATTACCTTATGGTAATATAACTTGCCATCAATATACCAACTACGAATAATTTCGTGGGAGCGATTGTCAAAATTCAGCATCTGTTTGATCTTGTCAAACTCATCACGAATTTTTTTCTTGACTCCCGCACCAACTTCTAGATTATTGAGATCAACTTCAACACAACTATCGTTAGCATCACTGACAACGAATTCATTAACAATTTCATCTACAGCAGAATCTACCTCAGGATGCAGAGACATGTCTCTGTACCTACGAATTAATTCAAACTCGTTCCTTGCAGTAGCATCTGTGTCTACATACGTTCCAAAGTAACCGCCCGCTGCAATTGAAACTGGTTCATCAGCAGAAGGAGGGACAGGGGACTGACCCTTCTGACCCTCCTTGCGGTTAATTTGAAAGCCAAATAATTGACTCATTACTATTCAAATCAGATTCGTCCTACTATTTAGGGGATTGAAATTCCGCTTCTTCCTGCTTCTGACTCGTCGCCAGCACCACCGTCTACGGTCCAATATGAATATTGGAATTCAACAGTGAACTCTTCAATCTGATCGTTGCTATCGTAAGCGAGATCAATTGCGGATGCACTGGTTGGGAATGCATACCAGAGTTTGTAGGATCTTAGGATGTCTCCACCTGCTGAAGCATCTTTTTCAAGTTGCTTAACAATAACACTTGCGGTATACTCAGTAGGATCGTTTTCTGCTGTAGTATTTGCTTGGTGTGTATTGAGTAGGTTGAGCCACTCTTCAAAGCGAGAGCGGACACCCATGTCCTTATCATTGATAAAGGTTGCAGTCCAGTTATCAAAGGTTCTGTCCCCAGCGATCTTTACAGTTCTGCCACGGAAAGGAACTTCAATAACTCCAACATTGGAAGCGGGGAGTGCTGCTGACTTACACATTAGACCTGTGAGTTCAGAGTCTCCAGAAACTAAATCAGGGAATGAAATGTCCACTTGGAACATATTGGGTCTTACACCCTGCTTCACCTGAGATAGGAAAGATGAAACGTTGCTAGTGATTGCCATTGGTTTTAATTACTCCTTCTTTAATATTTAACGGAAAAATCAGCGTCCAACGACTTCGCTGAACGAAACTCCAGTTCTGGTAGCAGTAAAGGTTACCGTTACGTAGTTGATGGAGCGTGCAGGTTTGATGAATAGTTCAGCAACGAACTCGTTACGATCAATAACATCAGGTGTGTTATTGGTTCCATCGCAGACTACGAGGAAATCAGTAATTCCTTGTAGTGCAAGGATTTCGTTGAGGTAGGAGTTAATTGTTGAAAGGAATCCAGAACGAGTTGTCTCGTCATTGATCTCAAAGAGAACTCCCTTAGCGAGTGCCTCAACTCTCTTCTCAACATTGAGGAAGAGACGGCGAACATTGATTCTGTCAAACGCAGAAGGTGCTGCGAGAGCAGTCTTGTCACCGAATAGAACAGCACCGCTACCTGGGAAGGTTACGATTGGGTTGATTCTATTTTGATAGAGCTCATCACGGTCTGCTTTGTTGGGGTTGTAAGCAAGTTTGATAACGTTGCGAACACCACCACGGTTTAGACCAGCAGGTGAGATCCAATCAGCAACAGTTGTTGAAGTGTTAACACATAGACCAGCAACGTCACCATTGCATGGGATGTAACGATACTTATCGTTAAAGCGGTCATACATGTACTTATAACCACTATCAAGAACTGCGTATGAAGTTGATGTGATGGAGTTAAAGAAGTTTAGAGTATTTGTTCTCTGCTCGGTTGCTGATAGTGCAGTACCACCAGTTCCGATTTGGTTACCTCTGTGTGGTGAAACGAATGCGATTGCATCCTTTCTTCCAGCAGCAATAGCAACAACTTTCTGTGCCTTAGCAAGAGTGTCGTTTTCTGTTGCCATTGAACCACCCATTAGAACGAAGTCAACAGTAGTTTCTTCAGTATCCAGGAATAGATCGTATGCTGCGTTTACTTCACCAGGAGTGTAAGCATAGTCGTCAGCACCATTTGCAAGATCGGTTACATTATCAGCGAGAAGTAGGAACTTGTCGCCAGAAGATAGTGCTGTTGATGCAGAACCGATTGCTTCACCGCCACCAGCAGAGACTGGTTGAATTGTGTTTGTTAGGGCAGCACCATGGAAGATGTATTCAGACTCTTGGTTAACTACATCCTTGTAGTATACTGACTGTCCTTCTGCACCCTTACCATCGCTTAGTTTTGAAAGATATGTAAATCTCTCAAGAACGGTATTAGCAGCACCAGAGACATCACCAGTTGTGTCAATGACAGCAACGTGGAGTTCGTCGTATGAAAGACCTCTAGCAGAAGCAAACTCGGAAGTGCCAGGGCGAGGACCGATTGCTGCAAGTTTGAGACCAGTTGAACCAATAGTTGTATTGGTGTACCAATCCTTAACGCTGCTAATTGCAATGTTGTCATTGGTTACGGTGTCAATTGTGATTGTTAGATCAGCAGTAGCACCAGTTCCAAGATCAGCAGCTGCTACGGTTACGGTTTCGTTGGCAACGTATCCAGTACCACCTTGTGTGATTGCAACTCCTGTTACAGCACCACCAGCATCAATGGTAACGTCAACTCTTAGACCTGTACCTGAACCACCAGTTGGATCGGCGGTGTGTACACCGTTTTGTGTACCAACACCTGCATATGCTCCAGCGGTTACTGCAGTAACAACACCATCACCAGGCTCATCAAAGATGTCAGCGGTTGTGATTAGTGTGGTTGGATTGTCTAGGATAACAGCGAGTTCGCTGGTAGCAGCATCCCAAGAATAAATTCTTCCTGCTTTACCACTTACGGTTGTGAAAGAAGTGTTGAGAGCGGTTGTTGCTGGTGCAGATGCTAGGGTTAGGATCTGGTCAGCACCACGGTCAACTGCAACAACCTTGAGTGAGTTACCCCATGCTCCTGCGGTTCTTGCTGCAAAAATGTTTGCTGCACCAACACCTGCTTCCCATTCTAGATCGTTTTTGATTAGAACACCAGCACCACCAGATGCTGCGTTAAGTGCTCCTGTTTCTGCACGTACAACAGCTAGTTGTCCGCCATATCCTAGGAACTCTGCTGCGACCATCCAGTCTTCAGCATTTGCTTCTTTGGGTGTACCGAAAACGCTAACGAGTTGCTTCTCGCTGCTGATTGAAACGATTTCACCGATGGGTCCCTTTTGGAAAGACGATGCAAATGCAGCAGTAAGAGAAGAAGCTCCTACGATGGTAGCATTAGTTAGGTCGCGTTCCCTGAGAACTACACCAGGCGAGACTTGACTTGCCATGTTTAAACTCCTTTAGAAAATTCCAAATTAATCTGTAAATATTTAGAATTTTGCCTTTCTCCAGCGGGGAAACCATGCACGAACCCTTTACCAGTCAGGATACACATCCTCCTTTTGGTTACGTTTTTTACACTTTACTCTTTTCTTTGTGCAGTCTTTACATTCATATGAATATGCCGACACAGAATTTCTATTCCTTCTACTTCTGTAAAAATCTGTAAGTAAATCTTTTGTCACACCACAGGTTCTACATTTCCTTTCGGTAAAGATCAGATGGTCTAGTGAGAATTGATCCTCTAAATCCATCAGTAGTTCCACATGTATGATACTTCTTCTTGAGTCGTTCCATACTCCCAAACGGTGCCGTCTGCGTCCACGAAGGTATCATCACCCAGACCGTCATCAATAAACCCAAAAGGAGCCATGTCTTGCTCAATCTGATTCTTTTGTTCTTCATAAATTCTCCTTCGGATATCTTGATCTGTCATTTCTTTAAAGTATTCCTGCATGACTAACCATGCAAACAGAACCATGCACATTACAAGGTCATCATGATATCCTTCGTCTGCTTCCCATGCTTGTTTCTTCTGCACAAACGTGGTAAGTTCTT